TGTCTGGCTGCGGGGTAGGATCGGTCAATCCATTCTCGATGGGGTTCGGATTGGCCGGGATCTGCTTCGGGTCGTTGATGTCGGGGATCTGGCTCATGGCTGCCACTCACTGTGCCGCTGCCGTTCCGAGAGCCAGCCCCGGTAGCGCGGTAGGTCGCCCTTGATCCCATCGACGCTGTTGTTGACCTCGTTCGAGAACGCACTGAGCACGACGCCGTATTCCTTCTCCAACTTCCGCAGGTGCCCCATGGATTCGACGGTGATCGGGCGCCCCTTGGCGTCGATGTGCGTCGTGGTGAACGGGAAGACCGACGTGAAACGGCCGCCCTCGTTGGAGCGTTCCAGCAGGGTCAGCGTACCACCACACTGGGCACAGGCGGGATACTGCGGGGCCTCTTGCGGAACGTGGTAGAAGCGTTCCTGCGGCAACCCACACCCGACGCACTCAAAGTCCCTGAGGGGCATGGCTCACTCTCCTCCTCGTCCGTGTCCGGCAAGGATGGCGAAGTTTTGGAAGGCGGTGTCCATGAGGACTTCGAGGCGGTCGAGGCGAAAGTAGAGCTGACGGACTTCCTGGACCGCCAGCACGAGAACCACGCCGCTGAGCAGCGCCGCCAGCAGATGCGTACGTGTGAAGAACCGTTGGGACCGGCGACGGATCATGGCTGACCGACCTTGTGGTTGGGGGTGACCGCGTTGCGCACCATCTCGCCGCTCACGCCCAGGACCGCTGCGGCGACTCCGGTGATCGCGGTGGCCTGGGCGTAGGTGAGCGGGGCATTGAAGGCGATGGCGCAGACGAGCAGCGCGTACAGCGTGGAGCACACGCGCACGGGCTCGTTCTTGCAGCACCAGAGAAACCAGGTTACGAGACGCACCGGACTACTCCCAGGTTCGGCTGTGTGGGCTCCACCAGTTGCTCGATCAAGTCTGACTCGACCAACCGGCCGTAGAAGCCGGCACCGCAGCGCGGACACGGGACCAGGGTGAACGTGCCACCGACGTTGGTGTCCGCCGGAATCGCGCGCACCAGGCCACAACAGGGTTGAAAGGCAATCCGAATCATTTGTGCACCGGGAGGTAGAGGGCCTTCACCGCAAACACCAGCCATTCCCACCGCCGGATCACCGGCACATCTCCCCGCCACGCGTGGCAGAGGCAGTGGCACGCTGCACTCGCGCGCCAGCAGAGGTTGGCGAACCAGAGGTCCATGGCCTCAAATCTGCTCCAACATCCGCCCGACGATCTCGTCCATCATTTCCTTCATGAAGACGTCGGTCGTGCGGCCGTGAAACTCCGCCTGCATCTGAAAACGCGCCAGCTCACTCGCCGTGAACGTGCGCTCGACGCCGTTGATCTTGACGGCACACAGCCGGCGCACGAAGTTGATCAGCTGCTCCGGCGATTCGATGGTCGTTTGCACGAGCGCTTCGAGGGCCTGGCGATCCTTGCCCTTGATGGTGATCGTGCGGTCGTTGGTGACGGCGGCCGGCGTGATCTTGGGCGACCGGGCCTGGGTGGCGATGTCCTGCGCGACCCAGCGCGGGACGTTGATGGTCACGACATCGTTCGCCCCATACTTCGGCTTCGGATTCGCCTGGTCCTGCAGTGCCTTTTCGACGTGCTGTCCAATCGCCATATGCCCCCTGCCCCTATGCCCTTATTCCTCGAAGAACTTGTCCCACCCGTCCTTCATGCTGTCGACGCTGACGGGCAGGTTGAACCAGTCCGGCTTGGGAGCCTCTGGTTCAGGGGCCTGCCCGTTCCCTTCAGCGGGTGCCTGCGCACCACTCAAGTCGCTAGTGTGCCATTTCCCTTGCGCATGTGCAAGCACACGGCGTTCCTCGGCGATGTCCTCGCCCGCCATCAGCTCGTCATCGTGGGCGGCCCAGTTCGCCAGGAGCACGGCCATCACCCGGTCGTCGTGGGTGCCGGAGATGGCCTGGGCCTTGGCCATGAAGTGGTCCTTCTGGAAGTCGGCCATCTCGTCCAGCAGATACTCGCTGTGGACGATCAGGTCCCCCCGCTTGATGGCGTGCATCCCACGGCCAACCAGCTTCCGGCGGGTCGAGGCGTTGGTCACGAACCCCAGCCACTGGGTGAGCGCGGTGTTCCGCTTGTCGTAGCGCTTGTAGATAAAGAAGTTGGAGTAATCGAGGCGGAAGCGCAGGTCCTGAAGGGTGGAGTCCCCGGGCCCGTTCAGCTCGATGTTGACCTTGGCTTCCTCGCCGTCGTCGTCCCGGTAGAAATGACCGATGGTGTTGATGATGGGGCTCAGCTCCATCATGTCGTGGAAGTCGGAGGCCCACTCAGCCACCTGCTCATCGGGGCGCTTGCGGTCGCCGTTGCGCAGGACTTCAATGACGGAACGGTCCTTGCCGACCCCCTCGGCCACGTCCACCCCAATGGTGTAGGTGGCGCCGGGCTCCGGGAGCGCGAAGATCAGCAGCCGGCCGTTCCAGTAGTCGAAGTCGTACTGGGTCCGTTGCACCAGGTGGATCCCCATCCCGGGGCGGACGAGGGCAGCGACGGCCGGATCAGTCAGAAGCATGATGCTCTGCGTGACAATTCAAGCAAAATAGGTCGCATTTGTCCAGTTCGACTACCAACCGTTCCCACGACCGGCATATCCCACCCTGAGAGAATCCGAAGGACTTGTTCTCTCGGTGATGGAAGGTAAGCGCATTTGGGCAGTAACCATAACCACACTTCTGGCACTTTCCACCCTTGTAGGTGATAGCCCGCAACTTCGTGCGACGACGCCACTCCGTAACTTTGTGTGCCATTACAGTGCGTTCGCCTCGCCCCGATCCTTCAGGTGCGTCCGCGGCGTGATCTCTGCCAGCGCCACCAGCGGCCGCGCGTTTGCACTCAGGCTCTGGAGGACTTCCTGTGGGAACACGCTCTGCGTCGTGTGCTGGAAGGCTTCCTCCGGCTTCGAGCAGTACTCGGCCAGGAACTTGTTCAGCGTGTTCGACTCGACGTACTCCGCGCGCTTCCGCTCCCACCAGTAGAGCTGATCCCGGGTCAGATGGATGGTCTTGCCGAACCAGCGGGGGCTGTCTTCGAGGACGTTGATGGCGTGGACCTTGGCGACGTCGCTGGGCGCCCAGTCGGCCGGCGCGGGGCGCGTGTAGGTTTGGGGCTCCGCGTACCACGGGATGAAGACGGGCTGGAGGCGCGAGAGGCCTTTGGTCGCCTTGTTCCAGGTGACGTGCCACCAGTTGCCCCGACCTTTCGCAGTGGACTCAAAGATAGCGAGAGTGTTAGGACTCTCGGGGATGGACGGCATGAGACTGTCATCGATCTGGTAAGGATTCTGCCAGAGGGCGAGTTCCGAAAGATGGACGAGGCCCAGCGTCTTGCCAGTGCCCATTGCGCCCCGCTGGCCAGAATCCCCGCCAGCAGTGCTGAGAGCTGCAGCGGTAAGAATGAGACTGTCCTGTTCGCCGAAGAACATTTGCTGGTCTTTGACATGGTAGGTCAGCTTCGGGCGCATCCACCACGGCAAGTTCTCGTAGATCCGTTCGGTCATGTCGAACAGATACGCCGCCTGCTCCGGGATGTGCGCCGCAATCAGCGCCGTCACGTTGCCGTAGAAGATCGCCCGGTGACTGAGCATCGACTCCGTCAGCGTCGACGCGCCCAGCTGCCGCGCCTTGAGCAATGCAAGGACGATGCCATCGCCGGTCTGGCCGTGAATCGAGCCCAGCTCTGCCTTGGCCACGCGGTCGAGAATCAGCTCCTGGCTGTCCCAGACCTTCACGCGTTCGAGGGTCTGATGCTTGGTCTTGACCTTGCAGTAGCGCGTGAGCCAGTAGCGGTAGTCGGCCTTGTTACGCAGAACTTCGTGTGCGATGAAGCGCTGTTCGGCGGGTTTGAGCGCGCGGCGCAGCTTCTGGTTCTCGACGTCCCACAGATCATCCAGATCCGCGACCCAGTTCTCGACCTCGTCAATCGAGTGCTCGACGAAGGTGAAGGTCGGATCCTTGCGGCGCTGGAGGGTGGCGAGCTTACTCAGCCGCGCGTCCACCACTTTCGGGTGGTACATCGGGGACCTCCTTCCGCGGATCGGTAGGCGCGTCGGCGGCGTCGGCCGCGTCCACGGTGATCATCTCGGCGTCGATGGCGCGAGCGGCGTCATCGCTGTCCTTGACCACGGTACTGAACGCGCCCGGGTCGGTGTGTGGATTGAGGTCGACTTTGACCGCGGTGACCGTGGTCTGCTTGGGGCCGAGTTGGAGGATGTTGAGGAGTTTTTGCTGGGCCTTCTCGTCGGCGGCGACGAAGAGTTGGCCCGTGCCATCGCAGACCTTGCAGGGGATGGACTCGGGCGCCTCGTCCTCGGACTTGGCCCGGCGCGTGACGAAGCCCAGGCCCTTGCAGCGGACGCAGACCTCCATGTGCGAGATGGCCTTGGCGGTTAGCTCCTCGATGAGCGCCGGCATGGCCTCGGCCGTCTTGGTAATGGCGACCGTCTGGCCCTTGGCGAACGCGGCCTTCCGATACAGCTCCATGATCTCGTAGGGCGAGACCGCGGCGTCGGTGCACAGGCGAAGGAGCGTGTGGTCCTGATAGCGGGAGCCGGTGAGTAGGCGGACGAAGTGGGACTGGCGCGGGTCGAGGTTGCCCAGGATCAGCGTGTCGGCGAGCTTCTGCCGGCCGCCGACTTCCTTCTCCCAGCGTTGCAGGGCCTCGTGGGCCCGCTCAGTAGAAATTACCGTCGTCCCGTGCCCACCCTTCACGAGTGCGCCGGGCTTGTCGGGCTTGTTCTCGGGCGGTGTCGGCATCGGTCATGTAACC